CCAATCTCGTTGTGTTTGTGAGCAAACAATCATGATTACCAGCAATAACAATCGTAGGACGCAAATCAGATAAACCCTTGAAGAACTCACTTGCAATCTGCACAGCCTCGGGTGAAAGGTCACATTTTGAATGAAAACTATCTCCTGTATTTATAATGATTGTGTTTGCTGGTGTCTTTTTGATTTCTTCATATAGTTTGGCAAACACTTCTCTATATTCTACATGCCGTTTGGTCAATCGAATATGAATGTCGGATACATGAACAATATAATCTACGCGAGCAAGGGATGTATTCAGTTTTTCGTATGTATCTATCATATGTTATTCCAATCTTAGCATGGTCAGTGCTCTAAAGTCAAGCACATCTGTTTTTCTAATCTTTTCAATTGTTGCAGCAAAACCCAAAACATTTGGATCTTTGCCTTGCAGTTGTATCAACTTGGATACTTTACCAATAGAGTTTATATATTCTGCGATGCGAATTGCATTATTCAATGCATCATCATCCAACACAATATTCACTTCTGGACATTTGCTTTGTACAATTGTTGCTTTTAGTTTTGCACTCAAAGTTTTTCCAAACAACGGAATTGCATTTCTTTTTATTGAGATGGCATCCAAAGCACCCTCGCATAAATAAATTGGAAAATCAAAATCAACAAGGTTTTCAAATCCTACAATATTTTTACTAAACTCGCTGTTTTTGTATTTGTAGCCATCATCATAATAACTGCGGCAACTATAAAAGTTTAAGTTATTATTTTTATCATATGACGGAAACACAAGTCGGTTAGCAAATGGTCCTTTGCTGCAATATCCAATGTTGTATTTTATAATATCACAAAATGACAACTTGCGTTTTTTTGCATAGTTTAATGCAACACGATATTCTATACTAGCATCATTTTCCGCCAAACTTTTAAATTCATCTGGCAAACATAATATTTCACCATAATCTTCATATACTTTATTTGAAGTTAGTGAAGCAATCTTTTTATCAAACTCTGATAAACTATTTTTAGAAACATGTGCTCCTACAAGAGATTCCAACTTGTTGAACTGTTCTTGCGTGGCTTGTGCAAGTTTCAACAACCAATATAATCCTCTGCCTTTTATATTACATGTCCAACAATGCCAAGCATTTGGAGCATCAAGACACACTTCCAATTTTCGCTTGCGATGATGACATTTTGGACAATGATATTGTAAATTATTTCCTTTACGCAGTCGTCCTGTGTCTTTTAGAACATTATTTACTAAAATTGTGAGTTCTGATGTTTTTAGCGACGACATTTACATAGTCACTATACACAAAACATTCAATCAGTCAACCAATAAAAACCCGCCGTGTTTTGGCGGGTTTTGTAGTAATGATATATTACATTTTTTTGGCTATATTGAACGCCGCTATTAAAAGTTCGTTTAACTCATCTTCCCCAGCATCTCTGGCAATTTGTCTCCATGTAGGAACTTCTTGACGCACGCGCTTCAAAAAGTTGTTGTGAACAACATCGGCATCGGGTTTTCCAAACCCAAATATTTCATTGGTTTCGGCTGTTTCTTGAATCACTTCTTTAATCAACTGTTTTAATTCGCTTCTTTTCATAATATTATGTTTGTTTGTTAAATGTTACATAAATAAGTATATGATAATATGAAAAAAAAAAACGAAATATATATCAACCCGCTAAACTTTTGTTCTCGGCTGTCAATCTCTTATTTGCCCAATACTTTTTTGACGCCTCTGACATTTTCAATCGTGCTTCGGCTGATGGAGGAGGTCTGTTCTTTGCCGCGATGGACATTTTATCTCGGGTTTCTTGTGATACAGGCACACTTCTATTTTTAGCGGATTCGCTAATGTTTTTTCGCCATTCTTCTGAAAATGGCGGCTTTTTTTTACCAACCTTGGCTATTGACATTTTCTTTTTTGCTTCATCCGAATGTTTTTTTCCAAGATTCACCTCGCTCAATCTTTTTCTAAATTCTTCCGACCTTTTTTGTCCGGTTTGGGCTTTTATTCTTTTTTCAAGATGCTCTTTTGACATCGGTCCAAGTTTTCTTCCGCGATTAGCATCTCCTATTTTTTTCTTCATTTCTTCGGTAATAAATCCGGAACCTCCACCGAGAGTAAGATTATAACCGTCATTGAAAGAATTATAATGCGATATCCAATATTTTTCCCGATTATCAAGAATTGTTTTGTCTGGAACGCACTCTTCCAATATTATTTTGTCAAAATTTTCATAGCCATATTTACAAAGAGAGTTGTATAATTTTACCTGCTGTTCGCAATGTGGATTCTTGTAATATCTATTCCATCTGCGATAAATATTTATACTTTGACCAATATACCATTTATTTGTCAATTTGTTGCGAAGACCGTATATCCCGCTTACGGCGATATGCTTCTCTGCCTGCGGCTCGTTCTTTGTCTGGGTGCTTCCAATAACTCCGCATTCGGTATTCTCTGTTGCGTTCATCTTTTTGTTCCTTTGTTAGATTGTGTGATTTTCTACCCATATAACCTTTACTATAAATATAAGGAACAAATATAAATCTTACATAAATCTTACATAAATCTTACAAAAATATTTACCCTGCTAAACTCAACACGATGGCGTCTCTAACATCTTCCATACGCTTATCAGGATTTTTTATCTTATTAAGAATAGTCCAAGGCTTCATGTCATATAATTTCTCAACTTGTTCTTTTACAAACACTTTTGACTTTATTCCTTTGATTCTTGCTATGCCAAATGCTTTCTTTCGTGCTGTTTGAGCATGTATGCTTTCTACTTTCAATTTATAATGGTTTTCTAAGATATAACCAACAACTGCCTTGTTTTTAACAAGTTTGATTATAACTTGCTGCGAAGTGCCTCCACCAGCAAATCCAAACAAGCTTTCTTCAATCATTATTTTTTCAAAAGTTTGATCTTTTAAAGCAGTTATAATAAGTTCTGCTTTAGCAGCATACTCAATCACATCAGAAATATCAACAAATCCAGCACCAATAATAATCTTATTTTCTGATACAGCCCAACCACAAGTTGTGGTGGATAAATCCAATCCCAATACTTTCATATAACCTTTTTATAAAACTATATTACAAACGACCAGATGGTGCGTACTTCGTGGTATTAATACCTTTGGTATCAATGTAATTAAGTCCAGCACCCGTAAATTGAGTTATTTTTAGAAATTGCTTGATTTTGAAGTTTTTTTGGACCGCATCGTTTCCAACAAAATGGTCGCTTCCGTTGATTGCATCGGTTGCAGCTGCCGGTTCTGTACCAGCATCCTTTGCATTAAATGTGCGACTGTGGTCGCCCGGTGCCATTGCGAGTTCCGATGTTGCTTCATAGCGTTGTTCAAGTGTCATATATATGTTCTCCTGTTGTTTATTATAAATATAGTGTTATGTATCAAAACGGACAATAATATTGACTGGCCAATCAATTAAATTTTTTATAGGACGGCCAAGTTTGCCAACTGCCACAAGTTGATTGTCTTGATATAATCCAATTGTTGTGACACATGGTGACAAAAATGAACCAGTTGCGTCATATGATGAACTATATTGATAGCCAATAAATTCTGGATTGACTCTGAATGGATCATTTCCACAATATGGATTTAGATAATCTTCAATATCTTTCACATATCTACGAGCAGAATCTGATGTGAGATATTGTGCCAAAGTACTTGGATTCAATCTCTTCAACACATACAGTGCCAATATATGACCATCATTCATGTTGATATTTCCATCACCGTCAATATCTAATAAACCAGTATCATATAAATTATTTGTTATAAATTGATATGCGGTGTTGGTGAACGCAGACAGATATGAATATTTAATACTGGATGCTGTATCATCTTCTTGTTGTAATACATCTTCGGATTCTGTTTGAAGAATATCATTTGCCCACCAACTGAAATCGGTGTTTGTATCTTGTTCCAAAACAATACCATTGTCATCCAACACATAATCTGCATAAAACTTCTTGAGCTTCAAATATCTCATGATAAGATCCACATCTTTATGATCAAATACACCATCTTGATTTACATCAAATGTAAGAGGATTTGGCTGCAATGAAGTTGGGTTGGTACTATAATTGAATTCACCCGGTCTTATTGATACAAGATATTCATGTTCATATATTGTATGAGCACCTTGATAATCCAAAGTAAATCCACGAGAACCCGTTCCTGTCATTACATCATGATACATTGATGATGTATTGGTGATTGCCAAATGTCCATTCTTATAAAATACATTGCCAATCTTTGGATCAGCTTCATATTTGTTCATGTCATACACAAACACAGAACCAGAATATGATGATGAAAATGAACCAGATTGATTTACTGGATCAATTATCTGTGAATAAGATGCCAGCGATGCAATATTCACAATTGGTGCACCAACGCACATAAAATCAGATGCAATAGAAACAGAATATCCATATATGTTGTATGGATGATTTTCTTCTTTGTTTCTTCTCAATTCACCAGCTCTATACCAAGCATCATTTGTGAAATCAAAATTATACAATGTTACTCTACCCAACACAGAATCTAAAGAAGCAGAAGATTCGTAAGAATAATTTTCTAATATATAAGAACCACTGGAATATACCACAGTTCTACCCAAAGTATCTGGTAGAGATGTCACCGCCGCTATTGTGCCATCAATAGACACGGCATGTCCAAAATTATTATTGGTCAAATATTCTCTGTTTCCAAATGTTTTGGTCAGAAGGTCATACTGCCATGTCAAACAGTCCGAGTTGTATCTGTAAGTGTATAAATAAGCTGCACCAAGAATCATAGCACTTCCTGTATATTCATAATATGGCTTAAACGCCTTGTCTGCTTTGCACCCAATGATTACATTTTTTCCGCTTATATCTACACTATAACCAAACATATCTGATACAGTATCAGACACATCAACAGAATATTCCGGTGCATCAACATTCAAATCACCGTAATCTAAAGTTGAGGTGAATAGTTGATTTTGGCTCCAAGATGCAGTTGGACATGCAGATAGAGATGCTGATTGATAAGAACAGGTGAACACAGCTGCATAACCTTTGCCGATTTTGTTTGTTCCAACAATCAACCGATTTGAATCCAAAGATACACACCAACCAAAATTGTCACCGACAGACTGATTGCTTGGAGTGATTGTAGTTTCATACACCCACGTGTAGTTACCAGAAACAAAAGTTGGTGTATAACTTTGTGAAGCAATATACGAACCGGTTTGCAGTTCTTTGCAAAAATCTTCTTGTGTAACAACCTGCATCCACACCGAACCTGTATCAATATTTTGACACGGATATTCAGAATCCATGTATCTCTTCTTTCTGTACAAATATACTGCACCCCTACTGCCGCTAACACCCGTAGCACCAACCGCTAATATATCATTGTCTATGGCAACTGAAGTACCAAATCTGTCTCCATCACTGTTTCCTTTTAGAATATTAATTATTCCCCAATTATCTTGACCACCCTTGTATCTGTCGTAGACACACACAAAACCGGGATATATACTTGAAGAACACACTGAACCTGTTGGAGAACCAACCGCCAAGAAATTGTCTCTTATACACACAGATGTACCGAACGAGTCTTTAAAATATGAAGATGTATCAGTCAAACTTTGAGTAAATGGAAAATGAATCTTTGCAATTGGGCGATGATGACCCAGTGTTTCATCATACTTAAATAACGCAGCATGACCAATACGATAATCGGATAAACTATAAGCATCCATTGATGAACCAACCGCAACATATTTTGACCAACAACTCACGGATTCACCAAAGTGTTCATTTTCAGGAAAAAATAAATCCTGGTGACTTCCTGTGTTTAATACCCATCCAGATCCACTTGATACTGGTGGAACATATGTTACTTGAAGCCCCATTGCCATATATTGTTTGGCATTTACATAATCAACATATTGCGTGGAACCATTACTGAATGTTACATAAAATAAACCACTGCCTGTATCCCACTGTGAAATTGATACATAAGTGTCTCTTATGGCTTGTATCTCTGCCGTTGATGGAAAGTGAGATCCTGTCACATACAAATTGGTATAACCATCATCGTAAATTTTTAGCGTTTGGTGGATGTTGGAATCATCCACAATTTTAACTGTATCTGGTATAACCTTTTCACCATATACATTATGTTTCAATGTAGCGGTTACGATACGATCATGAATTTCTCTCACTTCCTCTTTTCCAGTTTTTGGGTCTTGCGTATATGCTTCAACGCCAAATAATTTGATTGGTTCATCCGCATTCTTATAAAACATAGCATCAGTCATGCTATGTATATTTCTGGCATATTTGCCGGACGAATTTATTGGCTCATTTGAAGAAACATAGTATATGCTGCCAGAAGGATAAAAGGGGGTGGAAAGTTTCAGTCCTTCGTTCACTTCCATTCTTCCATTATAATAAGTGCTATCACCATATGCATTTACACTTGCAGAATCAATGCTTTGCATCGTCCAGTGTTTGAACGTGCTGAATGGTCTTACTGTGATGTCTCCCGCAGTGAACTGCTTAATCATATAGACATAAATATTTGTCTACACCGGGATTTACCCGTTACTCAAACATCAATTTTTATTTTCACCAAACATTCGTTGGTAAAGTCTTTGAGTAGTGGCTGACTCAACTTGGCAACAGCCACAAGGTCGTTGTTGTCATTATATAAACCAACTGTGGTAATATATACCTTTGGGTTGGTATAAAAATCGGTAAATCTTAACTTACCAATATCTTGAGAATTGCTTGGATTATCGTTATCGGATATTACAAATGTTGGATTGTTGCTGTAGTTGTATTCTTGGTTCTTCACTCGAACAAAGAAATGACGAGCAGGAACATATTCAGTTATTCTAGCTTTCATGCTACTCAATGCCGCACCCTTGTTTATGGCAGTAAATAATACGTTTGACATGCGCGAAAAATTGGTTCCCCACTCGTTTGCAGTATTCCAATACAAAGAGTATCCATCAACTTTACCAATCAATTCATGTACCTTCTTGGCGTTGAGAATGATAATACCCAAGTCTGGATACATCAAACCAATTCCTTGATAGTTTCTTGTGGCAAGCGAACCGGATACCAAGGTTCCTTGAAGTAAGTTGTATCTTTTTCCGCCGGATTGTACTCCGGTGTCAGGGTTGTCTCTGGAGTCGTCGATTATTGTTACACTGGTTGCAATGCCGCCAACACCAGAGCCGCTCAATGTCATCTCAAATTGACCGGGATCTAGTTTGTCTTTATACTTGGCATTTCTGAAAGAAATTGCGTAAATATCATCGGCGTTTGTTACCGAACCGGAAATTGAAGAAGTTGCAAACGTGAACTTATCATCTCCCGGTGACAGCAACAAATTTCTATATTGATTGTATATTACCTTGGTTGGAAACAATAAACTGCCTTGCGAAGAATTTACATCAAACGCGGAAGAACCCGAGCCAGCATAATGACCATATGCAATTGAAAAATAAATGTCCGAACTTGATGATCCTGTTGGAGCATCATATACGTTGGTATAATACAATCCATTTAATGGTTCAAAAAGAGAAGAAGATTGTTGTGTTTGGCGGCTGCTGGTATAAAATGACGACCATACCGACTCACCGTCGCTCCACAACCCAGTGGAAACTGGTTGAGTTCTTCCGGCCACTATGTCTGTTGAATCAAATTGTTTAAAAATCATTGTGGTAAATTATTAAGAGGACGTGGTTCCCTTTACATTCACACTAACCGGTATTGTCACAGAGCCGCCGCTTTCATTTCCAATCACCGTGAGGGTTGCGCTCAAGGTTTGTGTCAATGCCGAGTTTGGAACAAAACGGAAACGAAGACCAAGGCTAACTTGTGCAGTCGTCGAAGAAACGTCACCAATGAAAGTTGGAATGGTTGCGGTTGTAACATTCTGAAGTTGTTCACCGATTATTGTACCAGCCGATTTGTTGGACAAAATTGCCGTATAACCGAGAGTTGTGTTGTAAACTGGGTTGGTGGATGGAACAATGACCACTTCACCCTTATAGTCCTTGTCCACATAAATTGCGCTTTGTCCGAGAGAAATTACTGGGATCGAAGTAACTCCGGACGGAAGAGTGACGAGCTTATATTTCAACAATTGCGTTTCGTCGGTAAACGCCTCAAACACAGGGGTATTGCGAATAGCTAAATCATAATAGGCAGAACCTTGTGGATGATTTGGTTGATACAGACGATAATCAATTTCGTCGTCGGCCAAGGCATATGACTTGATATTCAACCCGCCATTTGCCGCAAGTAGCTCTCTGCCTTTCTTTGTCAAGACCGCATCTACTGTTATTATTTCATTATTGATATACGCCATATAGTGTTACTTTCTCAATAAATATATATCCGATTGCTTTTTTACCATTTTTATACTGTTTTTGTTTCAATTGGGTCAGAGTTATTCAACAATCCCGTTTTTACATCAACAGTAGTTTTTTTATTTTGGCTGTTCTTCTTCCATTTAAACCTTGTATTTGTGTTGTCATATGAGTTTATCTCTTTTATAGAAAACTGCTGTTTACCGTATTTATGATGATTATTGAAATATCCAATCAGCAATTCAGCATTTTTGGGATAATATAACATGGATATATTTTTTCTATAATTAATACTAGACGGCAGTGAACCGAAGAAAGTACCTGATGTTCTATACTTGAAGTCATCAGTAACAGGTCCAGTGCCAGATGACAAAAATGTTGTATTATACTTTGCATAATTCAATGTAGCCGGAACTCCACCGAATATACTTCCAACGAAATGATATGTTCCGCCAGAATAACCAAAAACTCCGGTATAAATAATTGGATATGCCGAAACATAATCAGAATTTATTAAAATACCGTTTGGAAGTATCACACCATTTCCGGTTGATCCCCAAACAGACCCAGATACTATCCGTCCATTCAATGAATGTGCAGACGATACTGTGTGTGATATTACCGAACCGGTTGATGGTGGTGTGAAGCTCACACTTCCACTATAGTATATATCTTCATAAGAAATTGCCGTGATATATGAAGTCAATGTTGGCAATTTTGCCAGATTTATTTTGTAATAAGAAGATGATATTGTCTGAACCGTTCCGTTCAAATTGACATTGATTTCATGATCATTCAACGAAGATGTGTTGGTTGGCAGATTATATTTGTTGTATACTTGATATTGTTTTTTTAGTTTGATCACATCCGCTCTATAATATTCTCCATCATAGTATGTCAATCCATTGTCCGAATATACTCCAAATCCGTATTGGTCTTCGTCGGTTGGAAAAAATATTTGATTCACGTCACTTAAAATTGACGCTCCTTCATTTTTTGTCACTAAAGTATATTCCAATTTTGGCGACTGTGCTCCAAAAACTTCACGGCGAACTTCTATGTGTGATTCTTTTTGTTTAATGGTTTTTTGTATAATTGGTTTCAACTGAATCTTTGAACGCTCCAAGATGGATGGTTCAATCAAAATACCATCAACAAGGTTGGCTCTGGCCGGAACAACCGACTTTATATATTTAAACATCGCTTTGTCAAAGTAGAATCTTACCACGTTCATAAAGAACTGATAGTCTATTGCACCAAATCCTTGGTCGTAAAATATTTGCTTGAATTTTTCAAATCTAGTGTATGAACTTGCATACACATATGACGGATCTCCAATCAATTCAGACAGAGGATAATTTCCAAAGAACTTTATTATTTCTGTGTTTTGAATTTCGGAAGGAGAAAAGAATATACCAAGTCTATTAGATCCCACGCCAACAAGTTCACTTGATTGCAGGGACGATCTTTCGGTTGAAGACAAGTTTGATATCAATTCTTGTTCAACATAATTTATTTTATTACTGCCGAACTTACCGGCACCATAATCTGGTAATTTTACTGTCTGCCTCGAATCCTTGCGAGTAAACTGCCACGGAAATGCTGATCCATTTGTAGGATCACATTCGCTGGTTTGTGTTAAAGGAATATTATTTTTTGGGAAGTTTATTGCAACAAACGTTGGAAAGTCACTTCTGAACGACAAATTATTTAAGGTGGTGGAGTTTGATTGTGCATACAATTCCAACGGACGTTCAAACGATATTCTGATTAGATTGTCAGAAATCACATCTGCCGGTGAATTCATATCATATGCATTCTGATGCAATGTGTGATTTTCAAAAACAGAATCGCTGACAGGAGATTCCCAAATCTTTATTTCGTCAATATTTCCAAAAAATGCTTCTGGATCAACATTTAAAGACGCGGTGTTCTGGTTATAATTACCAATATATACGTGCGAACCAGAACGAAATTGTGTGTTGTAACTACCACTCAAATATTGACTTGCGGTTGTAAAAAATGTAATTCTCGAATCTTCGGCACGTTGAAGATATACATCATACTTGATTGGATACTGATCAATTTGCGACGGAGTAAAATTGTAAACAGAAAACTCTTGAGATGCGTCATTGCGGCGAAGCATGGCATGATAGGTGTTACCATCAAACACCGGTGCCCTGTTGGTCATGATCGTCTTTACGCTTCCGGAGCCATCGTCCAAGCTAAAGAATAATTTTCCCCAATCCAATCCTTTGTCTCGATACACACCTACTAACCAACTACCTGGACACTCCGCCAGTCTGAACACATGTCCAACGTCACTGGTTTTGGTCGTATCAAACGCAAAGTTGAATTCTAATGTTTGAGCACTTCCAGTCCAGTTGACCTTGAAATATTCTGCACTTCCACTGAAATATGGTTCATATTTTACTTCATCAATTACATACTCGGAAGTATCTTGTAGATTGTGTACATTTTTAATTCCACCATACTCTTTTATTTTTATGATATTCTTTGGTATGCCAAAACAACTCAACAATGATGACAATGAAGCTTCCGTGCCCTTGGTTTTGTAGATATATGGTAGGGTGTTTAAAATACGCTTCCAGATGATTTGATTGCGTTGTTCTTCAGACAATTGTCTGGCTTGGTTATACAACTCCGAGCCAACATCAAAATCATTTTGATTGAATGAAGACAGCAGCAGTGGAAGATTTTCACTAGAAATCTCTGCTTCCCACCCAAGCGATGCCAGCATGTCTTCAACAATGTCCACAGAAATACCATAATTTGGACTGTTGGAATAATTGTTTTTCTCGGTTATTTGTTTGATGGTCAAAGAAAGATTGTCAAAGAAATGACCAATCATACCAACAAATTTTATATAATCAACATTATCGTCCGATTGTTCCACCATGAATTGTGGGAGATTATTAATTAAAGAATTTCCATTGTTGCGATCATACAAAGACGCAGAACCAATATGCTCCGGATACCACGCGGGATTATTGTACAAGAATTTCTCATATCCGTCCATTGAAGTTTCAATGTTGTCTATTTCCGTATTTGCGTCTGTTTTTTGTTTTATATAAAACAGGTCGTCTGGATTTCTATCAAGCTCGGCTGTAAAATATTCCATGTCGCCTTGCAATTTTTCAATCTGCGATTTTTTTGTATCAAATGTTGAAATTCTTAAAGTCGCGGATGAAAAATTAACAAAGTTTCCAAAATTTCTGTAATTTGTGTTATCAACAATGGTATCAAATGGAACACTTATTTTGGAAACAATTTCATTATAGGCACTGCCGGTTTGATTTATCAATTGCTCCATTGATAAAGTTTCCGTGGCATTTCCTTGGCTTTCAATCCTGACCAAAAAATTTGGACCCTTCAACGGAATCGTTTGTATATTTGGTTTGGTAAAATAATATAAGTTCTGAACTATTGGAAGAAATCCAAAGTTGTTTGTGATCCAGAAATCGTCGCCAACCGATATTGATGCTGGTAGGGGATCGCTCAGTTTCAATACCAACTTATCGTAAAATCTTGGGTCGGAGGCGGAGACCACCTTCTTGTTTAGAATGGAATATTTTCTATCTCCGTCAAAATTTATATAATTCTTGAAATATCCCGACAAATATATGTTGTGCTTTGCTTCTATAACATAAATCTTTGGATAAAAAATGAGATTGTAATAGATATACCCAAGAAATTCTATTATAGAGTTATAATCATCCGGCTTTCTGTTGGTTATTCTGTTGAGTTCTTGATCAACTATGAATCTGAATATGCTATAGTAGTAGTCGCGGACATCTTGGAAATTAGAACCCGATTCATAATTCTCATATAGCCAGTTTTTAAATTGATCATATATTCCCAGAATGTCATTGGTAGAAATTTCACCATCGTTGCGTATATTTCCTTTTCTTACTCCATAGAATATGTCCGTAAGAAAATTTATAACATCAATGTCACTGTCATTTTCGGAACTCCGAGCATTCAGTCCGTAATTATACTTAAAACTAGCAACACCGGTTTGATATTGATCTTTGGCGGCGTAATACAAACTATATATAGGAGATGAAGAAATAGAATCAGTAATATTCTTTGCGATTTCTTTTATCTGAAATTGATAATTTGAAAATACATTAAATTCATCAACCGTATTTGATTGTATTCCTTTCAATGTTTTTGGAATTACCGCTATCTCGGTTCTTGATGTAGAGATTGTATCTATTATCAACCTTTCATCCGATCCAGATTCCGTTCCAACCAAATTTCTCAACAATTCTATGGAAACCTTGTAATTTCCGTCGGTTATTCCCAGCTTGTTCAACTCCTTGGACATATCCAAGAAAAGAGAACTTGTTGAAATGGACCCCGATATATTCGCTGAATCGGATGTCCCCGAATAACCCGTTGTTGAGGTTATTAGAGGAAATGTACTGTTAAATTTCTGATATGAATAAGTAACATATTTATTGGTTACATCATAGTATGACTGGGTGTTTTTTGTATACGAACCGGATGACACAACCACAGATGCAGTAATCTGAGACTCATCAAAGTTGAATACAGAAATCTTTATTGCGTCTTTATCAGATTCTCCAAACGGAAAATTAACATAAGTTTGGTTCTCGGTGTAAAACTTCAGATCGTTTTCAGAAAAAGTAGAGCCAACATTCAAAGAAGATGTTGATTGGGTTCTATATTTTATATCTGTGAGTTTCATAGTTCTTTGAATGTAACATCATATTTTGTTTCCACTTTGGTTGGATCATACACAACATTCTGTAAAGGAATCATTATTGATGATGAATACAACTGACCCTGTATGTTTTGTATAATCAAATTACCGTATGAATCTATGTTTGGAACAATTGAACCAACGGAATACAGGGTTTGTACATCATCTTGATTATAACCTGTTAGATTTGGATTTGCGTTCATCTAGAAATCTTGAATGCGGTTGGAACGGTGAATGTCAATATAGACCCGCTTTGCTCCGAACGAATTTCTACCTTGTAGTATCTTTCTTGAGGAAGACCGGTTGTATCCAACATAAAATAGTTTCCGTATGAATCAAAACTCAATCTGGTATATTCATCATATGGTAATATAGACTCTTCGGTTTCGGCATCTTTAATAGAATAGAAACTTGAACTTGGTAAATAATATGGAGTCAAATAATCCGAAAGTTTATTGGTAAATGTTTTTTGTGGATAACGCTTTCTTGAAGTTACATCCATTCTCAAAATAGAACCGTGCTTATATTCTTTAGCAAGATTCTTCATATCAACAACAGCATCTCTTAATTGAATTGGATCTGCGCTACCGGTTTCAATGATAGCATCTGCCCATGAAACATCTATATACGGAGAATATATTGTATTGGTTTCTTTAGAGAAGAATCTTAATTTTCCATAATCAATAGAACTTGATTCGTCGCTATGTAATATAATCAATCCATTATTTTTAATTCCACTTGTTAGCCATGCTTCTACGATTGGAGTTACATCCATACGAACGTCGCTGGTTTGATAATCAAACGATTGAGTACAAGCATATCCACCCGTTACTGGTGATATATAAGATGAAGTTGCTGGGGGAACATAAATGTCGCCGCAGTTTGGAAATGG